AGACAATTCAATTTATAAGATTTAAATAATTTAAAAAGTAAAACAATCAAAATTTCTGTAATCGTGCAAACCCAGAGAATTTTGAACCTAAATGAAGCCTACAATTTCAAGCAAGGCAGATGCTTTCATCTCAAGTTTGACTGGGATGCCAAAGGTGACTAAACCACAGGTTAAGAAAACAGCATGGGCAGACATTCCTATAGAAGACCCTTACTCAGATGTCAAGAAAATGTTCAAGAGGTTACAAGGAACCTTTGTTTTTAAGATGGAAGTTCAAGTGGAAAAGGTGATGAGCTCTCCAGAGCCTGATGCCACCCTATTGTCATTTCCCAACCTCCTAGAATCTCAGGTTAGTAGAGAGGATATCTCTATGGTCTTTAATGAGTTATGGGCACCCTTACCATCTTGGTCTAAAGCAAGAACAGTTTTCATGAGCTATCCTTACTGGTTTAGTAAGAATAAGTGTGCCACTGGGGCTCCTGCCTCTCATGTTTTCAACCACCTGTTTATGGCACTAGGCATGGCTCATGTCTTAAGTTTGGATTACATCATAATTGATGTAGATTCCCTATTCAACCCTATGCTGCCTTCAGCCGCTGATATCACATTATTTGACCCCAAAATAGGCTTGATATATGTGGATGTTACCATGCAAGCTTCTCTGGATGGCAAGATACCCAATTTGCTCAACTCTGCATCCAGTGTGGCCTTCAGAGAAGACATCTCAATTCATGTAGCTGCTATATCTTCAAATCCTCTATTTACCATAGGGGAGGTAGAAGTTGGTTCTGACCACCAAAATATAGATTGGGCATTAGAACCTGAAGCTCTCACTAGCAAGCTCTTCCCAGCCTTTCAGAAAGCAGAGGTGAGTGAGCTTTCTGCTTTAAGAAGTGTTCTAGCTTCTATCATAGAACCATGCCTAGACACCATACTTCCAACTCTCTCCACCAACCAGAACAGTGTGGATAAGCTCAAGCCTACAGCCATGAGATTTCTCAGGCTTGTGCAGGACCACTTTAACCTGAGTGAAGAGGCAGCCATTGATAGACTCCTAGCTCTCATCACTGGCAGAACCTGTGGCATAAGTTCCTTTTATAGGGAAATAAGGAACCTGGACCCAGATTTTTTCAAGCAGGATAGTTTTTTATCTGCTGGTTTTGAAGGCATGAAGGTGAAGGCCAACCCTAAGAAGTTACTGATCCCTCCCCCTGTGACCTTTTTGAATGATTTCTTTCCTGAGCCTAAGAATACACACACACTTGACGTCACTTTTTGGGTTGGAAAGACTACTAGGAGCTTATCAGACTCATGGGCCCCTGGGAATCCTACTAAGTATGTTTTCCTCACAGGTGGTAAGGTAGAGGAAATGAGCTCTGAAATTCAGGTCAAAGTTGATTTTGAGACTCGTCAGAGCATTCAACATCACTTTCCAGATGAAGTAGTTGCTTATGTCTCCCTGCCTACTTTCATCAAGAGTACATATCTGCACAAGGGGTCAGAAATAACTTTGAGAGAATATGAGGAATTGAGCCAAAAAAGTGGCGCCAATTTGGAAGCTTTAACTGTCTTGGAAACTGAAATGACCACGTCCTATTTCCAAGTTCTCCTTAATCCTTCATACCAGACAGATGACAACTTCATAGATTTCCTTAATAGGGCAAACAAGAGCTATGGTAATGGCTCTTATGAACAGTGGGTCGATGCAGCAGAGGTGGAAGGTATAAATGAGGAGGAATTTCTGTCCCTTTCTAGGGGTCTTGTGCCCACTCCAAATGAAATCCTTATGCAGGCCATCTCTCTAAGGAGTTCTAGAAGGAAAACAGAAATGGTAATGAAAACAAAGTCAGCACCAGCTGTGGCTTCCCAAATGCGCTGTATGTCAGGTAGAACTTCTAGTTTGTTGGTCAATTTGATAGATGCTGTTTCCTCCCAAGCCAAAGCATACAGTACCTTCCTGAACATTAGGCATGGGGAAAATTGTGCTGTTTTCCTTGAATCCCAAGATTATGCTTTCTATGGTTTTTGGTACTTATCAGGAACATGGCCTGGTTTTAAAACTACCTGGCGGAAGTTCTACAGTGTCACAGAGGTGGAAGATCTTTCCCATTACAATGTTTCAACTCTCATGGGGAGCTTGGGAACTTTAGAGTATAATCATGATAGGATCATGGTCACCAGCTTGGTTGATCCTAGCTTAGTAGAAGTGGCTCAATCTATAGATGAAGACTCACTCACAGTAGCAGCCAGAATGTCAGTCCTTAAAGGAGTAGAACTCAATCTTGGGAAGAGGTCCTTATGTCTGACAGCCTCCAAATTTCACTCAGTTGATAGAATGCACCTAGAATGGGAGTTAGAGTGTGTAAATAAAGCTTTGTGCAGAATTGCATCCCTGTGTGAATATAGGACCTCTCTATATGCCAAATTGAACAATCCCAAATCTGAAATGGGGGTGCCAAATGATCTGGATGAGATTAATCTAAACTTAATGACTTTCTTACAAAACAGGCAACAATTTTCTGTCATAAGCACTGCTTGGAGATATCTCCACCAAGCTCTTGGAAGTCTGGATTTTGATCCAGTAGCAATCATGGCCAAAATTACTGAATGTACCATAAAGAGCAGGTTTGAAGTATTGTACCTATCTAGGATGTCATCTATATATAAAGTGGCTTTGATGGTAAGAGTGATTAAAAACATAAATTTCATAAGATCCAACAATAGAGAAGTATTCGTCTCTGCACCAGACATGTTCTATGCCTCTAACCTTGCAAGCTTGAATGTTTCCACATATAGCACTTCCAATGCTCTAAACACTCAAAAGCAGTGGAGAGTATCTTCTGAGGCTAGTTGCGTGCTTGCTGCTTGGGAGCAGGTGACAAATTTGGAAACTGTTAAGAGCCAAGATAAGGACCTTTGGTTAGGCATGAACAGGGATCTGTTTGGAATCCTAATGTCAGCTCCAATTGCAAGTGTGGATGATCTCACAGCTGTGCTGAAGGCTAATGCAAATCTTTTGGCATCCCACACCCTTAAGTTATTATCCCACTCAAAAGCATCCAATTATTGTTCTGATTATTTCTTTGAGATGTTAACACATGTGGAATTGAGATTGGATAAGGGCACCATGTCAGCCATGTCAGCTTTGGGTGGGAAAAATATAAAAGAATTCCTCACCATGAAGGGTTCCACTATATGTACCAAACTGGAGAGCTTTGATTCAAATCCAGCTGTGAGGAAAGCAACAGCTTCCATCATAATGCTAGCCAGACTCATGCTGGAAAATGGAGACATCAATAATGCAGAAGCCATCTTGGATGTTCCTGAAGAAAGGTTGCAAGAGAATCTGGATCAGTATGAGCTAGCCAAGAAACTTATGGCTTCAGACTATGTCAAGAGCATACAGCCCATATCGCAATTCTCAGAAAAAGATGCTCCAGGCAAGGATAGGGAGATATCAACACTCAATGTAGAATTTGGTGCTTTATGTCTCTTATGTGAGAAGGTTGCACAGCCTTACAGTGCATCGATACCTGAAGATTTGGTGACCCATTCTGCCAAGGAGTGGTCAATATACAAGAGTGTGTTAAGTCTTGAGAAAAGAAGAGAGGAAGATGATAGAGTGGATGTGTTGTACATCAATCAAGACAAAAGTAAATATGGGCCTAATAGAAAAGTAAATTCCATGTTGCTTAGTGCTTGTATTCTCTCAGCAGATGTTTTCACCTTTGAACTTTTTGAGATGTCATTGAATATGTCTAGTAGGAAATTAGTATGTTACCCCCATGAGCTAGTCAGGGAGTCTCTGGACTTGCGGAAAGATCTCTCAAGAAGGATTGAAGATAGGAAAAACAAATCTAGATTGGTTGGAATGACCACATCAACTTTGCCTGTGCAACAGGGAAAAACTGCCCTTGTGATGCGTGAAATCTATGATCAGTACATTTCAGGAAGTCGTTGGGGTTTGAGGGGAAGCACATGGGTGCATGTGAGAGAAGGGATGCCTGGCCAGGGTATCTTCACTACTATAAGCAGCATATCACATGCTTCAGCACAAAGGTATTACTCCAAATATGTGGCAAGGAAGCTCTCTTGGCATTGGCAGAGTAGGGTCACATCAGATGATAGTCTTACCATGATAGTCCACCCCAAGAAGGAAAATCAGATCATACACAATGGTGTGAAGACTCTGGTGAGCAAGATGAACTACCTCATGGGATTAATAGAAAATCTTGGGAAAATGACTATCACGGCTAGGAAGCCTGAAATGTGCACATTCTACATGCTTAGAGGGGAGCCAATCTGTGCAATTTGGAAATTTCTGGGTGCCTTTTGTTCAATTCAAACTTCAGGAAACTTAGGGGAAGACCTCTTACAGGCTACTGCTAAGGGAGCAGATCTTTACAGATTGGGAGGTTCAGTGTTCATAAGCTCCTACTTAGTCTCATCTTTGACAACAATGACTCTAGATGCCTATAGAATGTGGTCTCCATATCTAAAGCTTAAGGAAAAAATGGATGCAACACCTTTTGTAGAAGCCTTATGGTCAGGTCCAGTTGAGACTTTCGGTATACCTGCTATAGATCCCATCTGTTCAGTGTTGAGTCCTATAGGGCCAAGGGTTTCAAGTGCTAGAGTATCAGGATTATCCGAAGAGGAAGCTATGAACTACACTGACATGGTCCTTGAATCAAGTTTGATGGCTAGTAGGGTAGACCAGGAAATGAAAGTTACAGATAAGGAAGGAAATGAAGTGGGCTCAAATTTCATCAAATATGTCACAAAAGAGGGGGAGTATGTGACAACCTTGAGGAAAATGCCACCAACAGTGAATGGTTT